GCTTGTTAATGTTATTGTTTCTGGAGTATCAATTGTGATTGCTAATGAAGCATTAATATCCAGTGCCGCACTATTTATTTGTGTTGTTCCTGTGCTTGTCAGCGTTGTAGTTGTCGCACTTGTTAGCGTTGTTGCTGTCCCCGCTATTAGACCAATGCCTTGGTCTGAGTCAATATCAATTCTCCCTGTTAATGTTTTTAAATCTATATTTGTATTTGCTCTCACAACCAATTCTCCCGCTCCTACTCCTGTTGTAGTCAAATTAATGTCTGTTGCTGTCAAGTTGATATCTCCCGCTGTTCCTTCAATGAATACAGACCTATCTGATTGAACGTAAAAATCTGCTAAGCCATTTATTCCAAAAAGCAAATCTTGATCCGTAGCAGAAGAGATTTGAAATACCCCGCTTGTGGGATTAGTTAATATTAAATCGGGTTCTGCCCCTGCTCCTGTGCCTGTAATCGTTATTCCTTGTGTATCAATTGTAGTCAGTCCTGTTACATTAATATCAAGTGAATTGCAGTTAATCTCTGTTTCTCCTCCACTCGTCAGGGTTGTTGTTGTCCCTGATTGAATCAAGGTTGATGTGGTCGCTTGAATATTAAGTCCAGTATCTAAAGCATTAATCGCAAGTCCACCACTTTGAATCGTCATTGTTCCTGTATTATCATCCACACCATTTCCTTGTTCTTGTATGATTTGGCCATCATACTCATTCGCTCCACCGGTATCTCCTAACATATTTATTTTTACAATGTTATTTGGTGCGTCTTTCAGTAAGTTGATTTCCTGTGAGAATCCAGTTGTTTTTAAAAACTTGGCGGATTCCGTATAGCCGATTTCATTTGCCGAGGTTAATTGTTTCAAAAGGGTTCTTGATGTTCCAGCTCCATCCCCAGCATACCATTGGAATGCCGACCCCGCCACTCCATCGATTTCCGCATTCAAGAACTTCTTTGACGCCGCACCCGAGTCCGTCCAAAATCCGAGATAGTCATAATCATTCCCGGTTGTGTTATCATACAGAACCAACTTTTTACTTGCGGTTAAGGTATTCCTTCTAATATATATTTCACCGTCTGTTATTGTTAAATCATTTGTAACCTCTGCGGCTGTGTTCACTAATAGAGATGAAAACTGCGATGTTCCTGCCGATGAGACAATTGGGTTTGATGCGGTTAATCCTTCGTCAAATGTTGATGCGGAACCTGTATTTAATGTAACTGCTCCACCCACATTTACCTTTGATGAAAATGTTGTCCCTGTAAGAGACCCCCAACTTTGGTCTGTGGTTTTCTGTTCCAGTGCATCGAGACGGTTATCAATGTTGTTGTCTTCTCCTTGAAGCGCGGCAATCTGTGCGTCTTGAATTGCTTGTGAGGTATTATTGGTTGCTATATATGTTGCTAACCCAGCTGCCGTCGTAGTTGCTAATCCCAGTGCCGCATACGCAACGGGGCCATCTGTTGCCGGCCCTGGTGGGCCTTCTGGGCCTTCATCGCCTTGTGGGCCAACTGGGCCTTCATCTCCCTGCGGCCCTTGTGGGCCTTGCGGCCCCGCAATATTATTCGCGACTTGTTGAAGCGTTATAATCACACTTGGCGTTTGCGGGCGAGTCGGCGATGTTCCTGCCGCATCGAAATGTAGCGACATATCCGTATCTGCCGATGCCCACGCTATTTGAATATAATCATTAACACCCAAATTGACCATCAGATTCAGCGCCGCAATCAGTTTATCATTATTACCCTCTAATGAAAAAATACTATTTGAGTCCGGAATATTGACGCCGTTTTTTAAGAACCATACACTCACATCATCTTTCCCTCCATCTGTTTTATCAAACTGAGCCGAGAATTGGACATTATAAACACCCGCATTCAAAACCTTGATTTGAGACGATGTCGCGCCAATTTGAACCTGATTATTACTAGGGTCGCTGTTATTTACCGTCATATAATTGGCGCTGGTTGCCCCCGCATTCAATTGATCGGATGTGCTCCAAAACTGCCCCCAGAATCCAAGCAACCCCAACTCCGCTGTTATACCATCGATTTGCTGCTGTATTGTGAGATTAGTTCGCAACCCCTCCAACATATCAAATTGGAGATCGCTTATATCCGGGTCAGATTTAGTAAGAATATCGGTATTGACCTCATCAGCATTAATAACTCCTAGGTTCGATAAATAATTGTAAGACGTGTAATCTAAATTGCTTATGCTCATAATAAAATATAGTGATATTTTATAATGTCCAAAGTTTCTAATTTGAATTACAACAATGTTTCTGTGAAAACAGATTCTATGGTTAAAATGATCAAAGAGCTTTCGAAACTCGGGGTTTTCAAGAAAAAGAAGCGCACAAAACGCCCCTCTAAAGTTGCCGACGGAGACTCAATTCGCCAAGACAGTAGTATGGTCGGTTATACTAAAACAATACCAACTTTACTCGCTGTTCCCCCGGGCGCAACTCTGAGTCAAATTGAGGACGTTCAGCGAAGAAATGACGCTATAGTTGCAAGACTTAGTGCTGAGGTTCAACGACAGCGTTTAGAAGACCTCCAAAAATTAGGGCAAACATTTCAACAAATTGGGCAAACACGTTTTCGAGAATCCCCTCAACAAGAGTCGACGCCATTTCGACAAACAGCGACAGTTATTCAATTACCCGATATTAAAGAAGAAGCCGCCAGTTTCAAACAAAGTCCAAGCCCTGGTGCGCCTGACGTTAAAGTCGAACGCTCTACTGATGTTTATGCGGAAGAAGAACCAGAGACAGAGTTGACTACCGCCGGCGAATTGGCCGAGGGCGTTGCTTTTGCCGAGGTTGAGGAAGAAGAACCATTAACCGGCGGAGGGGCTTCTAAACCGATTCCACGTAGTCGTGGTGCTCCAATTGTTGCGAAGCGTGCCGCCGTTGCCGCCGATTTTTCACTACCGCCGCCGCCACCTGTTAGAGGCACATCTCGACCTGAAATGTTTGATTATTATGTGTTATTAGCAGAACGCACTCAAAACCCAATCAATCCCAAAATTACCAATAACATAGAGAAAATGTTCAGCGCTATTAATAAAATCCTTGACGAGTATATTCTTCCAAATTAAGACCTTTATATATTATATAGATGGCCGATTTTATTGAAGAGAATATAAGAACCGAAATGATTGATTTGGATAACCTACCAAATTCTCTCATTTTTTCGATTCCAAAAAACGAATACAATTATACCCCCGAATTATTTGGAATTAATGAGCATTTACACATTCAATATTATGAGCGACGATTTGAAAGGATTTTCCCAGGATTATTGAATCAGTTTCCATGCCTCTATTATATGGTAGAGGAAATGATGGAAAAGGCAACCCAATTAACACCTTTAGAAGAGATTGAACTGAAAAAACAGGGATAAATGTATTATATGTATATTATATATATAATGCAAAACACGTCAGCACCAAGACCCACTCTTTATGATTCCTTGAGAATTGGTTATTTACCCGACGAATCTGAAAAAGGCCGCGAGATGGCCAAATACGGATACCAGATCGACAAGGCACTCAGCAACGACAACCAGCAAGTATATTACAATCCCGAGAGCAAGAAGCTGCTCTATAACGTCACCGGCTCTCATACTGTCGGCGACTGGGTGAATTCCGATTTGAAACTCGCGCTTGGAATTCATAAGAACGCCGGAAAACCCATCATTGAGCGCGGCATCGAGAATTTGTTGCCTCAATCTTGGCGAAAGGGATTTGACCGCAATTATGAAAATGTTTTCGGCGGGTTCAAAGACACCGATCGATACAAGCAGGCTGACCAGACGCTTAAAGCCGCCAAAGCAAAATACGCCCCCGCCGAGACCGCCATCACGGGACACAGTTTGGGCGGCCGCATCGTCCAGGATATCGCCAAAGGCAGTGATAAGGTCTATGCGCTCGACGCCGGTCAGACTCTTGGCCAAAAAGTAAAGGGTGGCCCCAATCGCCAAATTTACAGAACCGCGGGCGATGTGGTCTCGGGGGCATCCGCGTGGAACCCCGCTGTGAAAACACTCGCAAATCCACATACAAGCACCATCTTACCCGCGTTATTGAGCGGCGACGTTAAAAAGGTTGCTCTCGCCGGTGCGATTGACGCATATCACGCACATAATGTCGAAAATATTAAAGGTTCTGATATTTTCGTTTAAAAGGAGTGTAATAAGACGAGGAAATAAAACAAATTGTGAATGTGGAGGTAAATATAGTGACGAAAGTAAATCATCACATCTCAAATCAAAACGGCATCAAAAGTTTATCAATCAAGACGGCACCCCACTATTGTAAAGGTAAAGTTGCCTTTAAGTGGTGTATCAGCAGCAGGGAAAGCAGCACCATTTAGGGTAGATGCGGTTAGTTTCAAATCTACGATACTTCTTGTTTTATAAAAAGTTGTTACAAGTGATGCCATCGTTCCATTTGATATCACCTCATTCGCAGTTACAAATGTTGATACTGACCCAAGTGTCGCAACTTGTGTCTGTCGTCTTGTATTTGTCAATGATAATTGCGGTATGAAATCAAATCCTTCTATTTCAAGACGATACCCTCCACTTGAATTACTTGGGGTAGTAAAAGAAGTTGTCTGTGTTAAAAAAATATTGAAACGGTCATATTTATCCCAAAAGGATTGACACAATTTACGAATATCAATTTTTTTTAGTGTAAAGGTTCTATAGTCAGTATCACGCACTCCCAAGTTGGTTTCCGTCGTTGTAAGTCCCCACGGATTGATATTGAGAGTTGCCTTTTCTACCTCATAAATTGGTTTCACAAAAAACGCCAATTGCCAATAGGGTGTCGCAAATCCACCAAATCCTGCCGCATTCGTTGTCCCTGTATTTTCTGAGTTTTTAAAAGTAATAGTAAGGGGGACATTATCATTGTCTTTTTTGAACTGAACTGGAGCAACTGCGTATGCCATATCATACCCATAATTTGAACCTCCATTTGGATTTATGACTGTTCCTATAATCGCATTTTCAGTATTCAATTTTAAACCTGCTGTATCATTGCTTTGTTTCGTTCCATTATTTACAAAATTAAGACCTGAAATCTGAACGGGAGTAATGCGAATATCACCCACATTTGTTTGAGTTCCACGCATAGACATCATTCCCAATTGGATTTCAAAGTCATCGTGTTTATCCCAAAACAGATTACACAATCTTCTCATATTGAAATCGGGGTATGAGTATATTTTACTATTATCAGTTACAACTCGTTTTATTCCTGGCATATTCACATTTGAATTGAAACCATAAAAAGCACACTCATTCATTTTTCCAGGGATTACAGGTTCAAATAGAAAATGAAACTCCACATCGTTGAAATTGTTTCCAGCAGGAAAGACACCAAATGACGAAACATTAAGGTTATTAGGGTCGGTATTTGCTAACGCAAACTCAAAGTTTTCATATCTATTGCCTTTTTTGAAATTAAAAGACCAACCCGTATTTACAATTAATGGATTTACATTTGTTGTTACCGTATTTAAAAACACAAACGCAACCGGGACCCATTCTTTATTCATATTTGACCCCGTTCTTTCATATATCACATTGGACCATTCTAAACCTCTCAAATTGTATGATAATTGCCCCATAGTTGAACCACTGACGATTGTTATAGCCCCCTCTGTTGAAAATGACACCAACTTCAATGCGAACTGGTCGTATTTGTCCCACATCTCTCCCATCACATTTTTCATATCAATATTGTTAAATGTGAATGCCGTCTTTTGAGCGTTAATCGTGCAAGGATTAATCGTCGATTTCGTAGATAATATAAGTGAAGCACTGTCTGATAGCATTTATATTATATGTATATTTTTATTCAGGGCAAACCTACGGTTTTCCCTTGCCCTTTCCCTTAAAGTATGGGAGCAAGAGGGAACGACGAGTTCCCTCTATTCCTTAACTCCTACAACTGAAAATGTGAAAACTTGTGGATTTAATTGGACTACTGTAATTGTGCCTCCACCATTCGCCGTCCAACAATAAAAGGTCAAATCCACATTCTCACTCTCAGGTTTGCGAAATGTATTAATAGACATTGGGGCTTGTGCGTATTCACAATCATTTGTAAAGGTTTCTCCATAAAAGAATGGTTGTGTAAATCCATTTCCTTGTTTATATCCAGTTGTAACTCTTAAGTTATTGATAAATTGAAGCCCCTCTATTTCATACCACATACGACGCTGAGCTTGTGAAAATGTTGCCCCTGTAGCAGCCATTCCAATTGAATTACATATCAAATTGAACTTGTCATACTTATCCCATAAACTGCCTAAAATCTGCCGCATATTGATATTGGTAAATGTAAAAATATTAAAATTGGCGTTTCTTGAACCAAACTGATTTGATGCGGCAGAACCACCACTTGGTAAAATCGTTCCACTCAATGTGAAATTAACCTGCTCATTTTGATACAGCATCGTGTATGGACTTTTGTAAATCTTTGTATCATCAATCGGCACAAACGCTAAAAAGAAAATACGCTGAGCGATTGTTGTAGGTGCTCCTGTTTCATATACAAATTGAAGCGTTAATTGGACATTTTGGTCATCAGGTTTTATCATTACAAACGTTCTCGTATTTGCGGAGCGGTTAAATTGGCGTGGTAAACCGACTGTAGTTGATATGTTTGTTTCATCAATCGCCGTTTGAAATCCCGCTTGTTTGCCTTGATACGATGCCTGAATCAAGTTCAAACCATTTTGATAAAGGGTCGCTATACCTGTCCCTGAGGCTGGATATGTATCATTAATATACATTTTGAAATACTTATATTTGCTCCACAGTGTTTCTCCTAAAACAATTCGCAAATCAAAGTTGAACGTCACAGTCATATTATCGGCACTTATTACGCCTGTTGTCGATGGGGTTGTTGTAAGTGACCCGCTATTGAGCCATAATTTCGCTATCTCGATATCCATTTATAATAAACACAGATTTTATTATAAATTGTTAAACAGGAAAGGCGAGTGTCTTAATATTTCACGTAGCCGACCCCTCCTTCCATGACTAGCACTTGATCAAAGCATGCAAATGCCGTTTGAAGAGCGGTGATTCCACCCGCGGAATAATAATTGATGATACTATAAATATCGCTTGTATTAGTATTAGTGCCATTGAAAATAGACTGTCCAGATGTTCCTTGATAAACCTCGCAATCCAGGCCAATGATGAAATTTCCGGATTCAGTTGTAGAAGCGGTGTTGATATTGGTGATCGCAACAGGGGCATCGAGAGTATAGGCCGCCGCTGTGATACTGGGTTGATTCTGGAGGTCAGCAACTGAACCAAAGCATTTGAGTGCCTCGGTATACATCTCAGCATGGGTGATAGGTGCCGTGCTGGGTAGGACATCAGCACCAATTCTGAAAAGTGGGCCGCGATTGACGTTTGCGGTTCCGTTTCCAAAGGCGCAGTGAGACATAGGGAACTGAGAATCGACGCCTGTAGCAGCAGCAGAGCGAGTAGCAACCAATAGGCATTTCAAACTCGAATATTTGGCCGGAATGGGAAAACTGACCTCCGTTTGTGTTGCGGCAGGGATAGTCGCACTGTTGGTGAATGAGCGCCAACTGGGCACAACCATCTGCATGGGCGAAGAAGAACCCGCCTTGATTGCGGCAACGCTTGCGTCGTTCAATTCCAAGAATTCGCCGCAGTAATTTACGCCAGACATATTAAATGAGGCGATAGTTCCCGTTCTGTTCATCAGAGCGCGGGCAACGTTAGATTGTAAAACGATCTCTAATCTTAGAGGCGCTGCACTGAGCTCAAAAAGCGGCAAATACTTATCACCACTCAGAGCACCTACGAGAGAAATCAAGTTGATGGCGAATGGGAAAGAGTGGGTTGCTACACCAAGAACACCCAAAGCTCGACCTCTGTTAACCGAAGCAGCATTCAATACATCTCCAGCAGCAGCCGCCTGAAGAACGGAATAATCGGGGTTGGTGCCTGAGGTGATTGAGAAGCGTCCCTTAACCGAATCTTCGGGAACTTGGTAATCATAGAGGATCTTGGCCAACTGATGATAATTGTCAATATCCTCTAAAAGTGAAGACCCGTGGAACACGCGAATCCTCTGGACAAAAGCATGAAACCCGCACGACTCCAGTGTGGTGGCGGCGGTGGCGACGGAAACAACCAAATTGAGAGTTCCCTTCAAATAGGACTCGGAGGGAATCAATGCGGTGTTGTTTCTCGTGGGCAAATTGATTGTTATGGTCTCGCCCTGACCAAAGACGGTGCCGCCTTGCGGCTGTATCTGTGACAAAAATCTTCGTGCAGGGGCTGACTCGGTCTTGGATTGAAACTGTAAATTCTTCGGAAGGGACATTGTGTATATAAACTTATGTTAGATAATAAATTTATATAAAAAGCATTTTATCTTTTCAAAACGTTTCTTTCTAAACCCGCTGAAACTTTTCTTTGAAGCGCCTCTTCAACTTTTTTGGCGGTGGGTCTTTCTAAAAGGGGGATTTTTGAACCGATTCTCGATGCCCCCATTCCCAATTTGTAGCCCATCATAGCATTTCCTAAAGCTTTCTTGTGTCCAATCATTTATAACTTATACCAAGAAAAGAAACCGGGCAAGGGAAAGGGTAAGGGAAAACCGTAGGTTTGCCCTAATCTCTGAAATTTTCACAATCGATTTGAAGCGTCATCTGATAATTAACCCCATTCATATCAACAAGCAGACCATTATTATCTATGATACGGATTTGTATCTCATCCAGTTTATTCACATACAAATTCGTTCTGTAATTGTTTGGATTCTCATACGTAATTATGCTAAAGGGCGATACATACACGGGTATTGTTGCTAAAATATTTTGATTGTAGGGTTGCGCAATATTCACATTGTATGTGGGAAAATTCACCTCTATATTCAGTGCGCGAATCTGATTCAGATTTACACAGTCGCGACTTGTGAGCGTTAAACTCGACGACGTTGTATTTGTAGATTCGCTAAATCCTATCACATGATTAAAAGACCCCGCATAAATGGTGAATTCGCTTGTAGTATGCGTTATTGTGATTTTCGCCGTAATTCCGCTATATGATATTGAATATGCCGCCCCCATCTGAGACTGTAATAGGGCAATCAAATTCGTGATATTGTAATTCCCAGGCGGTATTGTATATTGGATAGTCGCTCCCGCAACCACTCCCCATCTAAATGTATTATCCGCGCTTGTTATTGAGTAAAATGAATATGGTATGCTCGCATTTTGGAGACTCAGATAAATATGATGGCCATCCGGGATTTCTATTACCGGTAGATTGTAGATTGCATTGGCGATATTATCACCTATATATTGCGACGCATAGCGTGAGTTTAAAAAGATTTGTATGGATTCACTTTTCATCGGCATGGTTTTATATTATCTTGAGATTTTTGAGTGTCTAAGAATGCTAAATGCTTCTTGCTTTTCTCGTGACGTGATTTTGAACAAGTAGTATATTTACCATCGCACTCACAGATATGCTTTTCGTTAATATATTCTCTATTATTTTTACTCCATATTTCGAATCTTATGGCTTTATGTTCTTTCTTATCTTCTTCGGATACATAAGCGCGATTTATATTCATCTGAGCATTATACTCTACACGAACAGCTTCCTCAGCGATACGAGCCTGTGTTTTTGATTCGACCTCGATTTCTTTCACAGGAACCATCGAACAACAATCCCACCCACCGTGTTCACGAATAGTTCTATACACTAATGTATCATTACCATTATTACAACACGTTTTATGCTGTGACTTTCTAATAGTGAAATTCTGCGTAGACCCGATGTAAATATAATCCTTGATTTGAATTTTATAAATGATGTATTTCATATTATAATATATCATTATGTATGTTTTTATATTATTTCTCTTTTACATTTAATAGATTTCCATTTTTGTAAAACTTTTCTTCAAACAAATCTAAGTCAAGATGGTTATAAGGTTCATCAAACACATAATCGTATAATTGTTTTGAATCTTCTTCATTCATTTTTAACAGTTCTTCTCGGATAGTGCGCCACTCTTCTTTATTTCGAACACCGCTAAATATACTACACCAGGTTAATTGCTTCCTCAAAATTTTTGGAAAATAGAGGTATGATTGAACTGTAAATATAAAGAAACAATTCAGATGTCTACATTTAATCAACATTGAATTCAGCGACCTTAATAACATTTTGTCTTTGAGATTATTAGCAAAGTCATCTATGATTATGAGCGTGTATTCTTGTTCGTCGTCATCATCCGCCCCTTCTTTTGCTTTAATCAAGTCTGATTTTATTGTTTCTAAATCATCCACATTCAATTCATTATATACTTTATCGTGCTTTGCAAATACGTGGTCTTTTACACTTGCGAACGACGCCGATGGGCAGAAATAATGAATATGGTGAAATTTGCGTTTGTATAGGGTTCGCATTTGATTCAAAAGGAAACTCGATTTTCCTGATCCGCCGCTACCTACATATAATACAATTGAACCATTTCGTCTCGCAACTCCCTCTACAATATCAGGCACATATTTATCCATTTTTTCTTTAATTGCTTTTGTGCGCGGCATAGAGGTGTTTGGTGTCTCACTAATTTCAATCGGCATCCTATATACATTATACCGGTAATTTAATTAAGCAAGTTTAGGAAATTATTGTCTCCCTCTATATTATAATTAGAATGAGCGACAATGAACACACTGAGAATGCAGCGGACGACACCGTTTTGACCAAGACAAAAAAACCACGCAGCGAGGCGCAAATCGCGGCATTCGAAAAGGCACGCGCCGCCCAGGCCGCTAAACTTGAGGAAAAGCGCAGCGGTCGCGCACCAGCCGATCCCGACAAAGAGCGCAAGAAGATGATTCTTCAGGCAGTCAAGGACAAACTCAACGGTGAGCCTAAATCCAAGACGCCGCCTGTTGTTGATGAGACCACCGAGGAAGACGTCAGCGAAGATGAGACACCCCCTCCTAAGAAGGCCGCAAAAAAGGCGGCGGTTGCTCCCCCAGTCATCAAGGCTAAGAAAGAACCCAAAGTCGTTTATCAAGACGAATCGGAGAGCGAGGAGGAAATCGTCATCGTCAAGAAGCGCAAGAAGCCAAAGAAGAAGACCATCATTATTGAGGAGAGCGAGACCGAGGACGAAGAACCCGCTCCTAAGAAGGTCGTTGCGCCGCCGCCGCCACTTCCCACCCGCGAGACTAAGTCTCAGTTGAACAAGTCGATGTTCAAGGTCACCCCTGGAAAAGCAGAACCGCCAAAACCCATTTATTATTTCGCCGACTAGGGCAAACTACGTTTTCCCTTCCCCTTTCCTTTTTTCCCCCTATTAGGGCAAACTACGTTTTCCCTTCCCCTTTCCTTTTTTCCCCCTATTATATATAATGGAATCCACCGACCCACCCGTCAATGATCTCGAATGCCGCGAACCCGCGCCTATGTCCATCGACCGCTCATTTAGTATCGTCGATTACTACAACAAAGAACAGCAGAATTTTAAAGCCGTTTTAGAAATTGTTGGTGTGGCCGCGCTCTTAACCATACTTGGCTTTTTCATTTACCACATTTTTAAATAATATAACATTACTTTATAATGCCCTATAAAGTAATTCGCATCAGATACCGTTGGTTCGTCGTTGATTCCGCCTCAGGAAAGCGATTCTCAAAAATAGGATTTACTACCGCTGCAGAAGCACAGCGACAACAGGTTGCCCTCGCATTAAGCGAGTCGGCGCGCAGCGGCAAACCGGCGTCATACTACTTCGAGTAGCCCGGTGGAGCCGTTTAATTAAGTTGAGCGTTTTCGGGGTCTTGTTGGTCTGTCGTGTCCTCTGGGATTGGTTGGTATGTTTGATATGTTGGAAAATTCCTAGGAAAGTTCTTGGAATGTTCTTCGTTTTCTAATTTCGAGGGCGGGCAAGAAACTGTAAACTCATATTTAGTTAAGTTGAAAAAAGAGCGGGTGAGCGAGCTGCTCGGGTTATTTTGCCACCTTCTCCTATAAAAAAAAATAAATTTGCTATGATGCCCTATCATCATCTTTTTTTATGAATTTTATTGAGAAAAGTCATTTTAACCCGCTCAACCCGCTCACCCGCTCTTTTCTTATATTGTATATTATAAAATATAAGGAATGGCTGCATAACCAGTAAGAAAACAAAGGAAACCACTATAAAAAAAAAGAGCGGGTTGCCGAGCGGGTTGCAGAATAAGAGCGGGTTAGATTACACACTATCATCATCCCCCTCTTCTTCCTCTAACTCGATAAGACATCCTTGGATCCCCAATGCTTCCCTACACTTTTTAATATCGATCTCCCAACCTTTCAAACGCTGAGATCCAATATCGGGTGATTTACTCATTCCTGGAATTTTCATATGAGACAATCGGCAACCAAATTGCACACTATTACATTCATAACGTATTTTGGTTCTGGTTGTCCATTCATTCAATAATCCAAACAACTCGGCAGTCGAAATGGTAGTTCTAACATTAGTTTCCATGAACTCAGTGATAAACTTTTTCAAGGGCGGAACAGCTATTTCTTTCAAAGCTTCATTGTATTCGGTCACAGGCAACTTCATCAACATCACTTCCTTAGCATCGGGAAGCGTATTAAAATACTCAAACACGGTCTTCATAGAATCCACATCATCAAGGGTTTCATAAAATTTGTTGAAATAAGGCTTATTTCCAACCAACTCATCGCTACACTGAGCAAACCACTTTCGTCTGTCGCCATCAGTAGTATTCATAGGTTCATTCCCATAAGCATCAGGATTTGAGAACGCAATGAATTTATGGTAAGACGGCACCTCAAACCGCGATTTACCTTTGTCGTTTATACGAATTGTAGGTTCAGTAATTAATCCTTTGATTTTACCATCACACCCGCTCATTTCCTTTTTTGAAATCTCATCAAGGCACACCAAATAGGAATTCAACATTAATGAATTGAATTCGCCCCATACCTCCTTGCTGGGTTCTTGGGTCTGTAGAATCTTCGACGCTCCAAGAATAACACTAAAGAACCGCAACAATGAACCCTTACCACCACCCTCAGAAGATACGAAAACAGGCATCGTTAATTTTATAGACGGAAACTGAATAAGACAGGCAATCCATTTGATAAAATACTCATAAGCATACTCATCGTGTCCACATAGAATTTTAATATGATTAAGAATCAACTGGGTCGCTTCTGGTTTCGAAACATATGTTTTGATGGACAACATTTTGAAATCCCTCCAGGCATTATAAACATCATTGGGGACTTTCAAATCCGGTGGAACAATTTTAATTTCACGCTTGACCCTAATAGTTGGATTATTATGAAGCCACTTTGAAATAAAGTTCAAATGCTCTTTTTCACCTTTTACAACAGCCTCATAGGTCATATGCTCATACGAAGTAATCAAATGAGACTTGGTCATAACAATATCACCGGTCTCTTCGGTTTTTACAAACATACCGATATTTGTAATTTTACAATGAGTTTTTTCGAATTTTGTTGAAACGGCTTTAAATGAGAAATCCTCATTTATCTCGGCGATGAGAGGAACCAACGGAATACCGCATTCAAGCGGCTCATCAAATGGTTTAACCTCCCATTTAATATTAAATCCAAACGATTCAGTAATATGGGTTTCCATAACTTGTAAAATATCACCGCGCACATTTTTCATATCATCCTTCAAAATCATAAAACCATCTTGACAAGGGACTATAGAATCTATTTTTAAACCAAACTCACTGCATATTTTAGAGACACAACACTCTTGTAGAATACGCTCAACTGACTGAGCCCACAAACCCATAATAGAACGTTTTTTTGCTTGCGTGCTTTTCTTCTTCCATGTTTCATTTGAAACGTCATCAATCATATCAACATTCTTTTTATATATCAAATCCATCACATTCAACAACTCCTTTTCCATTTCATTAATTTCAATAATCTCACCTCCCTCTGCGTTGTATGTCTTTTGCCACTCAGCATACGACCCTCCAAAAGATAAGGAAATAAATAATTTCTTGGCTTGCTCGTATGGTGATAAAACAACACCCGTATCTTTGTTTAAAATAGGTTTTAAATGATGCTGCTCGGCAATTGAATGTCTCCATTTTTTTGGGTCGGCACAATACGCTATACATTGTTTATTAGTAATTCCATTTTGAAGACACACCTGATTTACCACGGACGGTTGGCAATTCACCATATCGTAATCAACGTAATTATCAACACAAAGTGAATGTCTTGTGGGGCGGTGAAACAATGATAATGATAATGAACCAATCGGTTGAACACGCCCCCATCGATGGCGCGCCATAATGTATTCGACTTTAATTTTATCGCTGCCTGGAATATAGTTTTTTTGATAATTTATAAGCAACTCCTGCTCATTTTTATAGGGCATATTTTTAAATTTACCCGTTTTGTGGAATTTGATTCCCATCTTATTTACAATAAATCCATTGCACATTTCTGGATTAACAACTTCGTAAGAATTGGCGTCACAAAAGATTGACTTTTGAAAATCGGAGCGGTCGAGGGCGAACGAGAATTTTTTGGCTTGGGAGAACATTTTGCTAAAGTCGGGGTCGTATATAATTCTATAAGATAATTATTTTAAGTTCTTTCTTTAAAATAATATTTATTCAATCAATTTTCTATTAATCCAAAAGGATTTTCCTAAAGGTTCTGAATTCGACCAAAACCTCGTATTTCCTTTTCATAGAATTTCGACAAGATTCTCGATGTTTCTCGCGATTGTTTTCAATCCAATCGACTTTATATTGAGCGACGCGCTCTTTGTTTTTCTCGTTCCATTTTTTGGTTGCTCTGAGTTGTGCTTCGGTGGCGGGCATTGTTCTGGTTTCTATATACTATACCTATATTTTTATATTGCTTTCATAAAAATATATATTCCTAAATAAAGGGGAGTGCCTCCCCTCTTGCTCCCCCGCCTTAAATAATTCCAAAAGCGGGGTTTCGCAAAATGGCGGATTGGATCCGGGCGTCCCTCGCGGCCCTCCAAGCGTCGCGCCAAGCGAGAGTTGCTTCGCGGGCTTCGTCGGCGGCGCTCTTATATGGCTGGGGAATGTGATCGCGCATAAGCACCTTGTAGCGGCACTTGGCCAATTCGGTAATCCATTCAGTTTTCTCGGTCTGGGTCATTCGATTCATTTCTCCTAAATATTATATAATACTATAACACATTTATTTAAGTAGTTTCGACGAAAAGTAAAAAAGGGCAAGCGCCCATACAATTAATTAAGTTTATAAAAGAATTTAAAGATATAAATATACACACGGGGTTATAATACAAAATACAATTTATTTGGAATACCCATATTTTTTAATAGCCTTTTCAACAAAGCCGTCAGATTTCAAGGCTTCGCATTCCATCAAGCCACTCAATACCATATTCCAGTCGCCACAGGCATAGTAGAGATTATTAATATTATTCAATGCATTTTTCAAATAGTTATGTGTAAAGACATCAATCATATATTCCATGCTGACTGATTTTTCATCTCTCACATATTTTTTCCATTTTCCCATTTTAAATCCCATTGCGATTCCGGCAGTTTGGATAATCACAAATGTGATTATTTCGGGAGTCCAATGTTGGATATTACCAACCATCGTTTCTTGTGCGTATTTTTGAGTGAGTGGATAATTATTTCCAAAGTCGGCATACCATTCGCCACATTGTTTGCGTCCGATTGCGAAGGACTCTCTCGGAGCTTCGTTTTGCGTTTTAGATTGAGCGTTCGTCATTTTCGTTATTAGTCATAAGCGGTTGTTTTAAATTATTTGCTCTCAGAAGTTTCACAAAAAAGGTGATCAATTTTATGGCGCAAAAAATCGACTTAAAGAATCGACCTAATATATAAGAATGGAAGAACCACAGAATAGAACGGCTTATATGAAAAAATATTATGCTGATAACAGAGATCGGGTGCTACAAAAGTATCGAGAATTGTATATTAAAAATAAAAAAGTAATAGAAAATTTGATTCAAAATAGAAGCATAATAGAGGTTGAAACGAAAAAGCGGGGTCGGCCGAGAATATACAATGACCTTGTTGTTACAGCCAAAGAGAAGAAACAAAAGACGGCGGTCATTGAACGGAAGAGGAAACTGATTGAACGACGTTTAGAGGAAATACAAAAAAGGGCGGACGCATTTAAAATGTCCCTTCAATATATAAATGCCCACCAAAGCGGAGAAAGCGAAGACTACGAGACAGATAAACAAGATGTTTGAATATGAAATGAAGAATGGATACTTCTGGAATTGGGGCGACAGACTTGACCTGAGGAATGCAGTGGATGTTCCACCAGAACAAGTAAAGATAGTATTGTCGAGGGTTGTATCGAAATTACCTAAACTCAATGTCCCCTCTAATAAATGAAAAAAACACCAAGTAATTAATTGGTGTTTTTGTGTGTGGGCGCTAATTTTGCCTTGGGGAGGAGCTCTGTTTTTTGTTTTGGTTTTTTTGTCCCACACAAAATATACGGAGACAATAATTTCCTAAACTATTCCTTATCGTTGATTTTGATATACACCTTAGCCTGAGCAACAGAGCTTCCCATATCAGACATCTCTTTGGACATCGCTTCAGTCTCGCGCATCAAATCAGAGTATTTCGAAGTGAGATATAGATGACGCAAACTATTCACCGATTTCGCCCCGCCAAATAAAGCGTTCAGACGTTGGTTAAGAGTCACATTGGAAAGCGGTTCGAGGTTGCTATTGAAAAAGAGGTTGTCCACTTCCTTGGGAATGAGGGCAATCCACTTCTTCAGAATTTTCATAAGGGCGGGGGGGATATCGAGAGTCTGCTGTCCTTTCAAAGTTTCGCCCATCTTGGTTGCGGTCTTAAAACGATTGAACACAAAGCGGTTCTTCTTGAAGTCGATGTAGTTGTCGGTCTCTGGATTGTAGTTCTGATATAAAAGTTCCACATAATCCAAAGCCCTTCTCGGAACAATGTGTCCGTAGTAGAGGCTGAGAATAATGTAGTTCTGAATATCCATCAGGTCGGGAACACGGTGAGTCTTCTTCTTGTATAGCACTTCGGCGTTGTGTCGCAACTTCTCGGCGAGTTCATCAATCTCTTCTTTTGAAATAGAGGAGTTCTCGAGTTTGGTGGTCAGCTCAGACTTGGATTGTTCTTGTTGATACTCGCGGATATTCTCAAGCATCATCTTCTTGTAATCTTCCAAGGGCGCGACAGCGACCAATGCTGCGAGGTATGTCTTGCGAACGTTGTAAGGTTTCTCCTCTAAGAATTTTAGAATGTCGTCGGAGTGTTTGCTAAACATTTTCACATCGGGTTTGTCCATGGTTTTAAAAACGGCTTTGTAAATACTTCGAAGGAGGGAGTTGTATGTCTTGAGCGAACCGGCGCTGATATTTGGTTTAGCTTTAGTAATGTCGTCTTTGAAATCCATTATATACTTAAGGGCGAAATTAATTTCTGTTTATATTCTATAATGAAAGTAGAGAGTTCTAACAGAAAGGGAAAACGGTATGTAGCAATATTCAAGTTCGGAAGCAAGGTTCATTTTGGTCAGATGCTTGGGCAAACGTATATCGATCACGGGGACAAAGCAAAGCGTGCGGCATATATCGCACGGCACGGCGCAAGTGGTAGAGAGAACTGGGAGGATCCGTATTCAGCGGGCGCACTGAGCCGGTGGTTGCTGTGGGGCGACTCGACTTCGCTTGAGGAAAATATCCGAGCATTCCGCAAGAGGTTCAACGTATAATATGCAGCGGGCGGAGCGAAGCGACCATACAAAGCGGTTTTTCAGGGCGGTTAAACACTAATTTAAGCCAAAACTTTAATTAAACGGTCTAAAAGTTAGTTAATAACTATATTAAAATATTTTAATATAGTCAGGGGTTAATTTAAACGGCTATTATCTTAATTAACGGCTTAAATTGGTGTTTAACCACTGCATAAATTCATTTCAGTCCTAGAACCGAAATGAATCGCACCATCCCTCAGGTGGATTTATAATACCACAGCCACCCAAAACATTAGGGTCAAATAATTACCTAAACCATAGTAAGTAAGTATGGCGCGCACCACAAACATCAGGTCAATCGACATCATCGTATTCACCACAAACATCAGGCCACCCGTAGCTCTCGCGGATCTTAAAAAAGAATTTACTAAATAATCCTGCATATATCCAATCAACCATTCCTTTATCTCTCCAACTATTCAAAGCACCTTTCGCTTAAACCATTCGGCGATTCCCATCGCCGTCATCTTCCACGACGCCAGCTTTATTACATGCTCATTATCAATTAGGAAATCAACATTCTTGCTGAGCAATTCACAATCAGCCGGACTTAGGTTTCCAAATAAGGAGCAATATATTTGAACAAGCAAACTCTTCTTATCGATCTTGAGTTTCTCATTTTTCTTTTTGCTGTTCTCGATTCCACTGTTCTCAATCATATTACATACGAGAGACAGGAATTCCATATTGTGTTTATCTTTCCGCACCTCCGTCGGTAGATCCGTGAGTCTTTGTAAAATGCGCGAATGAACCTTGGCGACTTTCGCCTCCTTCCAAAGTCCATTCGCCGGTTTGAAGAAAGTAAACGCCGACATTATAACCTCTATTAAGATTTTATTTTAACCAACTCTTGTATAACTATAAGTTGCCGTTCCGTATGTGCCTAATCCAGTTGTAAAATTTACACCTCTTATATAAAAGGTTGTCGAACCAGTTGTAGTAAGAGTTCCATTTATTCCAAAAACAAATCTTTTTACATCTGCCGCTACAGTTGCATCTGTTTCGTCAAAGTATTCAAACGTTCTATATGGTGTAGTTCCTGTCGAACTGTCTGTTAAAATTAATCTCAAACTTTCAAATGAACCCGCTCCTCCAGTTGTTCTATAATTTACAATTATATTGCAAATCCAAACACCTTTTGAAGGGACTGTAAAGGAAGCGATTGTTCCGAAAGTGTCTGCGGTGAAAGTAAACTCTGCTGCTGTGGTTGTTACATTATAACCCAATGCTGATGTGTTTGACGGCGGATAGGTTTGTTGTTGTATCAAAATATTATCATTGAATGTTACCGGGTCATTGAATGTTGTTGTTCCTGCAAAAGTCGCAATCCCAAGAACATTGGTCGTTGTTCCCGTTGCTCCAATGGTTGTGGTGCTTGTCCCGGTTGCGTTTATATTTATTGTTCCTAATTGAGTTGTGGTGCTTGATGCGTTTCCAATGTTGGTCGCATTTGAACCAGTAGCATTTATATTTGTAGTAGATGTTGTAGTTACAGAAGTATCGCCACGAAGTGTTAGAACCGCATCGCTTCTTAGAGTTAGAGAGGAAGCATTGCTATCTATTGTTGATGTTCCACTATCAACTCCAACAATCACTACACCATTTGTTGCTGAACCTTCGCCAATTCTCATACTATATCCGCCCGTTGCTTGTAACCTCATATTATCATTTGTTGTTACAGCAGATATATGCTGAAATGCCGGAACCAGATTCGTTGTTTCGGTTGTCACTTTGAATTGGTCGCAACCAGTAATATTGACGTCTTTGCCTGCTCCAGCATCAATATCAATATGACCGGTTGTTGTTGTTATGGTTATATCACCTGTTGCATTAATATCTAAAGTAGAACAATTGATTTC